ATTAGATGCCGGAATTGCACCACCTTTAGCCATAAATGTAAAGGTTTCATTATCCCAACCTGGAACAATCGTGGGGAATGCTGGAATACTAAGTTCAAATAAATTAGCTCGGGCGCCGCCGCCTGCTAGTTTAGATTTAAATGCGGTAATCGTTTTTAGTGTTGCCATTTTAGTTCTTAAACCTCTGTGTTAATGTTGTATTGATAAATCAGGCTCGGCCAATCACTTCATCAAAGCTTACTCCATTGCGGGTTGCAACAAAAGTAAGAGTGACATAATTGATTGATTTAACCGGTTTCAGGTAAATATCAGCTCTGAACTCGTTATTATCAATTACTGCATCGGTATTGTTACTGGTATCACAGATAACCCGGAAATCATAAACACCACCTTTAGCCTGAATGTCTCTTAAGTATGGTTCAACAATATTGATAAAGTTTGAGCGGGTTTGTTCAGTATTGTTTTCAAATAGAGTTGCATTGGCTGTAGAACCAAGAGCCTGTTCAACCGTAAGAAAGAGTCTGCGAACGTTAATTCTATCAAAAGCAGAGGCATAACCAAGAGCGGTTTTGTCGCCCCATAATGTAGGCCCAAAACCTGGAAGATTTACAATGGCATTCACACGGGCCGGATATAGACGATCTCTTTGGTTGTTATCGGGACTGTAAGCTAGATTGATTGCTCCATTGAGAACTCCACGTTGCTGACCAGCGGGAGAGTTCCAGGGATATGCAATAATACTAGTACGAATCATTAGACCAGCAATATCTGGATTACAGGGAATATAACGATAGCGATTATTGAAACGGTCAAAGACATACTTATAACCAGAATCAAACACCGCAAAAGAAGAGCTTGAAAGTGAGGTGAAGAATTCAATGACATTATTGGTCTGAGCTTCAGTGTCAGTTAAACCAACAACATCAGTTCTATGTGGAGAAATTGTTGCAATACAATCTTTTCTTTGATTTGCAAGAGAAATGAGTTGATTAGCCTTGGCCTGCGAGTCAACTTTATTAATATAGCCAGGACCCATAATTAGATAATCCAGGGGGTACTTGTCTCTATTAGAGAAAAGTTGATAACCTGAAATAATTTCAGCTAGAGTTGGCAACATGCCACCATTAATTCCATAATCTTTACCACCTAAAAGTGAAAAGACTGCATTACCAATAGAACTAAAAGTTTTACTCTGAGTGGATCCATTCCACAATCCTTCCGCGACCGTCAGCTTTGTGAATCCGGTGCTAAAGCCAGTTGGATATACGGTTTCATTATTGCTATTATCGGACGGGTTATCGCCAACATAGACATAAGAAGAATTGGTTGCAATATAATCCTTCCAGAAGATACTTTGAGGAGCATTTACAGTTGAGCGGGCATCATTAGCCTTGGAAAGATTTAAATGCTTCTCAAGTAAATTGCCTTGAATACCTGTAATGTTGCCAGTGTCGTCAACAACTACAACGTGAATTGCATCATTTCTACTATTTCTATCGAAAGAATATTGATTAGTAGACGGCTTAGCTGCAATAGACTTCCAGTAAATTGTGCTGTTAGTGAGAGGAATCACCTGCTCATTATACCAATCTTTGGCATCAGTAACAGTGGCAGTTGTAACATTGGCACCACTATTGTTTATAATTCTGACAACGTTTGTGGCTAAAAATGAGCGTAGTTGAGAGCGTTCTGCATAGTTTACTTTGGTTTCAACGTTGGCCGAATCGACAACGGAAACAATTTTTACATCAACCGTACTATTTCCAATACCAGTAACAATTGACTTGAGGTAACCGTTGAAAAGGGTAGTGGAACCGATACCAGCAGATGGCTGATTTACTAGAGGTGTGGTAATACCAAATCCAGCAACAACTTGAGTGGCCGCAGCACCAACCGTAAGAATTTGATCAGCCTTATCGTCAATAATTGCAACCTTTAGATTATTTGCCCATTCACCTGGAGTCTTAGCGGCAAAAATATAAGTCTTTACGTCATCGGTGTGGTTGAGACTATAATCTTGAAAGTTTTTGATTTTTAGATCAACCTGACCTACTGTTGAAACCCCGACATTATCCCGTCTAGCATTGGCATTGACTAGATTGCTACCATTGCTCCTAACTACGTTTAAAGTTCCACCGTAAGAAAGAAAAGAAGATGCAGATAACCAATACTCATATTGTGCATCAGTATTTTGGGGTTTACCAAAAACGTTGATTAATTCTTGTTCGGTTCTGATATTTACGGCTTCCTCTACCGGGCCGATACTAAATGGACCGACGATTGCTCCAATATTGTCAACAATATTATCTACCCGTCCAACTGTTTGATCAACCTCTCTAATGATAAAACCGGGAGATAGTTGCGGAGTCGCCATATTTTATGCCTTTCATTAAGTCTTATTAGTATTTATAATAATGGGCATTTAAGAGTGAATTAATAGTTATATTCCCAAAAATAAGAAGCGGCATCATCATTATCGGCGGAAAACCATACATTCCCGTCTTGATCAGTTGTTCCATCTTTTGCAAGAGAAAGGTATCTTTCGGTTATTTCGGGTAAAAGTTCAACAGTTGGTGCAAATCCGAAGGGTAGACCTTCATTTTCTTCCATTTCCTTTTCATGTTCTTCTCTTATATGCTTACGAATATCAGTCTCGGTCATTTCCTTGAAATATTCTTGAGTAATAATCCACGAGAATAGAACCAGGCAGGAAACTAGATCATCGTTTTTGCCTTCTTCTGCACTGAAGCTGTTATATCTGGAAACATACGTCGTAAGCTCTCCGTAAATATCAAAATCCCTAATAATCAATTTATCTTCTTCGATAAACTGCTTAAGATTCATACAACCTTTACTTTTCGCTGGCTTTGACATCTTGATGCCGTATTTGACACCTTTACCCGAGAAATTTTGACCAGCAATTTGACCTCCCCTGCCCAAAGTTTTAGTTTGAATTACGTTCGGATAGCCATACTCATTATGTAAAATATCGGCAACATGTGCATCATTATTAACTTCACAAAGAACATAGGCATCGTTATATGCTCTTGCAACTGGTTCAATAACGTCTGGAAATCTTAGAGCCGGAATGTTATTATTTCTATACTTAGCAACAACTTTATATGGTATTTGTGTGGCATCAAAAACGACAAAGGCCGAATAGTCCAATTCAACACCTTGGGCAATATCTACCGTTATTACATAGATTCTATCGGGTTGGGGTTCATCATATACATCTAATAATTCTTGACTTCTTATTGGCGTATCTATAACCATATTGGATAGTTTTACGCCACTAATAAGAGTATCTGAAGAGCCCAGAAAGTCGCATTCAAATTCGGCGTCCCATTTAGTTTGACCAATGTTGGCGATAGTTTCTTCTTTAAAGTGTTGGTCTCTTCCTGGAACATCTTGCCAATAAACCCGAGTTGGAATGTATTTATTTTTTTGCTTTATTGCATCATCCCAGAGCTTATAGAATTGATTTAGGCCATTAGGCGTACTGACAATGATAACCTTTGTGTCTTTACCTGAAGTAATAGTGGGATATACCGAACTCATAAAGTTATCTGCTACCTGTTGAGGCACGAAAGCGAATTCATCAAGAAAGATGATATTATAAGTTCCACCTCTAACCGATGACGCAGACGTGGAAGCTGCAATAATTTTGGAACCATTTTCAAGTTCCATTGATCCTTTATTCCAAGATGAAACCCCTTGCTGTAGCCACCGTGGTAGGTTTTCATATCCCGTTTGTAGTCTATTGAGAATATCTCTAGCGGTACTTGCCTTGTTTGCAAGAACGGCAATATTTACATTATCATTGAAAATTGCATAATGTAAGAGAAATGCTACTGAAGTTGTAGAGTTGTGTGTTGGAATAAATGATTTTCCGCATAAAAATAAATGGTCATCACTGTTAACTTGAATGCAAGCAACTGGCACACTAGATACCTTTTCAATAGAATGAATATAATGTCTTTTATCTTGCGGGCGAGTTTTTTTAGTTTTATTGATTACTTCTATTTTTCTGGGTAGATTGAAAATTATTTCCTCGGTTGTAAAAGAAACAGTATAATATTCAACACCTTTAATATCTTTACTTCTTATATTTGATTTAATGCCCATAGTGGAAAGGAGTTCCACAAATTGTATAATAATTTTGTAGCTTTTTTGATAAAATTCAAAGGCTCTACTGTCACGTTTCACAGAACCATCAGAATCCATTAATCCACGAAGAAGATTTAATCTATCTTCATGTGAAGATCTCAAATAATCTTGAGGAATATGTTTATTTTTTATTAAATTGTATTCCTTTAGTTTGGGTTGTAGGTCTTTAATTCTAAAAATTATACAATTATTGATCTCTTTTTCCGTTTCTACTTCTAAATTCGTTTTATAAAAATTGTAGTCATCTTTATGTGATACAATTCTACTGGTATGAGAATATCCATCTCCCAACCAAAGACCTAAAAGATATGGATCTATTTTTAAATCCTTTTTTGGTAAATTGATGGAATTTGCGCTTTCAATGTATAAAGAGCCTTGGACGCCTTTACCTCTTTTATTTTCGGTTCTTCTAGCATAAATTTCACTTATTTCTCCGGTTGTAATGACTTTTTTTCCGGCACTCCAATATGAACAATTTACTTCCCATAAATGGTCGGTTGAAGATATGATCTTTTCGCCAGTATCAAAGGTAATCTCATAACAATCGTGGTCATACATCGTTTCAGTTTTAGAAATAACAGAAACAATATTTCCAGATTGTGAAAAAACTTTGTCGCCAAGTTTAATTTCACCCATTGTCGTCCAACCATTTACGGTTGGAATAGGTGTATCTAGAGAAAATGGCTTACCACTTTGGCGAGGGAGTAGGCATATATTAAAACGGTTATTCTGAAAGGACTGCATCATCCTCTCTTGAAAAGGAAACATTGCAAAAGGCTGTAACCCGTGGTCAAGGGTTACAATTTTCATATAATTCTTTGCAAAATAAACAGGATCTTCATCGGGATCAAAGGCAGAAACCTGTGTCTGATAAAAGACTCCTTCGGGTATTGTTCCTAAAGAACCGGTTTCTGTTATCCAAATTGGTTGTGCCATAAATTTCAGTGATTTGTTTCAGTATTTATGGAAAGTAATTAATACCTTCCTACCACGATTTCTATTGTTTTTACAGTAGTATCGAGATGATCTTCTAACGATTTGCCCAGGACACAACCGGGTTTATAATTGCTTAAGGAAAGTCGAGATGCTATACCTGGTAAATCACTGCTGGTAACTAGATCTCCTTTGTTAATAGGACCTAAAACTTGTGTCGGCACCCGCCCAACTAATGCTACCGGTAAAGGAAATAATCCTTCTGCTGTGGAATTCATAACATAGCTGGGGTTAGTTGATATTACACCTGCTAATTTTGTATCATGATTTATTAAGGAAATTGTGATTTCATATGCACCACCAAAAGTCACTACTGTACCTGCAGAATAATCACTGTCAGATAGATATATCTCTGCTAAGTCAGCATAACGAGCCCGCATTGATGTAGCATATATCGTGTCAAAATAATTTGTAGTTCCACCAATATTTCCTACACCATTGCCACTTGATTTAGTAATGTTTCCTGCAGTATCGAATGTCCAACTAAATGAGCCGCTTGTTACTGTGACATTTGTACCAGTTAATGAATTAACACCACCTAGTGCTTGTGTACTGGGATTATAGGAAAATGCTGTTGAAGTGGTTCTTACACTAGGAGTAACATTCGATCCTGATCCACTTATGAAAACCGGAAAAAATGTACTGTTAGTAGTTGTGTTGGTGGCATTTAAAACTGTGGCCGGTCCAGTAACACCTTGTGGACCCTGGGGACCCTGCTGTCCCTGTGGACCTTGT